GCTTTCGCTTCATCAACATTTTGCCAACGCCTTTGAATGGACCTTCTTCTAATGTCTCATCAGATGTTTCTTCTACTTCTTCATTCTTTTTTTTAAGAAAAGCAGGTTTGTCATCTTCATCTTCATCTTCATCGTCATCTTCGTCTTCGTCAGCATCGTCGTCATCGTCATCCTCATCGGAATCCTTTGCTTCCATAGCTTTTTTGTACTTCTCTTCCAATGCCAAGGCAATGCGTGTCTGCATTTCTTCTGCAAAGGCGTCTTTCATTTCCATTGGATTTTTGTCAATGGCTTCTTTAATGATTTTTTCTAAAGACATGTGTATATCTCCTTTTTATGTTAATTTCTATATTGTATTTATCTATTTAAACATTTTGGATTGTGTAGATGGGCCCACAATACCGTCGGCAACTAAGCCGTTTAATTTTTGCCACTTTTTCACTGCAGTCTGAGTTCCAAATCCAAAATCACCATCAGCTGTTACGCCAATAGCCTTTTGCATCTTAGCTACATCATCACCTTGCATACCTTTACGTAGAGTACGCAAACCTAATGTCGCGATCGCTTGTTTCTTTGATGGTTTTTTAACTGGTGCTTTACCGCCAAGGATTGCTAACGCTTCATCCCAGCGACGATTACGGTCTTCTAAACCAATAGTACCACCGTTAATCTTTTTAGTCAATCCTTTATTATCGCCCTTGTCTGCAAACTTTTCTAATTTGTTTGTAGCCCAGAACCAACATGCAGACTCAATAGCACCCGTTGGTGTTGATACATACTCTGCAGCTTCCTCGGCCGTTAAGTCAACCGTATTTGCGAATTGTGTGTAATTATTTCTGCCTGTAAGCTGCTTGATACCTCGACCCCTAAAGAGCCAGCCATCCCCGGCATTAACGTTTCCCAAGGCTCCTCGTTTAGATCTGAACTCGTCTTGGTAGACATAGTTTGCGATTTTTTCTTGGTCTCTTGCGTATTCTTTTGCATCACGCTTTCCTTTTCCAAAATATCGGCCAAACACTGAGTTCAAAGCCTTTTCTGAATAATTAAGGTTTTCTACTAATCTTGTAAAGTCTAATGACTCATGCGCGCATTGTGCCATAAAGCCAGCAATACGATTGCTTGTGTTAATTTCGTATTTTTCAAACATTGGAACCGCTGCTTCATACCAAGCCTCTGGTTCTTTGTTTGATGGTATCATTGCGCTAAATTGTTCTAAAGTAATCATTTTGGTGCTCCCATAATATCTCTAAGTCTTTTCTTTTTTGAACTTTTATTACCTGACGTCCATTTCTTTTGCCCTTCTTTAGACATATGACCGCCATCCATACCAGCTATATTTCCACCGCCAACATTATTAACAGGTTCTTCGTTTACTTCTGGCTTTTTCTCGTCTTTTGCCATGGAACCCGATTTAACAACACCTGATTTTTTAATTTTATTAATAAGTTTAAGGTTTGCTAGATTTGTAGCTTCATCTACTTCCGGCTTAGTATTAATATTGTTCTTTTTTCTGAATGATTTTAAATCACGCATCGCTGCAGCACGTCTTTTCTTAGCGTCCTCAGCATCTTTTACGTTTTGTGAATGTACTTTGTCTACATCCATACCGCCTTTGGCTAAGTTTTGTCTAAGCCTTGCTCTACCAAACGCTTCATTTAATTCTTTTTTTCTATTGACATTTTCTGCAAGTGTGGTATAATGATTATATCTACTAGAAAATAATACCATTGATTCATCTAATTGATTATCAGTAATATCTTCGTTTAGTATTGACTCATCAGTAAACGCTTTGTACTCTTTAATTAAAAAGAGAGCAGCAGCATATGATGCTAGTTTTGAACTACCACCCGGCACTTTAGCCAATAGTTTCTTTAAGTTAGCGATCATTCTGTCAAAGATTCCCCAAGCAGCGCGTTGAGACTTCTTGCCAAAATTCTTTGACTTGATTAGTACCTTACCATCTTTATCAATAATACCCTCTTTGTATGCAGGCCATTTTTCAAATGGAGTTGCTAGACGGCGAATGAATTGGTATACTAAAAATAGATCTACTACCATGCTTATATTCCTCTTAGCTTATCGCTAATATATTTATCTGATTCTATACTATCTCTGTGTATCACAAAGTCGTCGTATGAAACGACTTGCGGCATGAAATTTAAATACTCAACGAATGGTTTTAAATATTCATGATATTCATGTAGTTTCATAAAGAGCATGTTAGTTGCTTCCGGCCCAAAAATATTATATATGACGATCAAGTGGTTTAGAATCAACCTTTCTTTCAAATCATTATCTTGTTTGTATCTACCAAATAGTTTACGTAAATACTGAAATCTTTTCAAGTCCTCATCAAATTCGACTATATCAGTACAATTAGGATTGTCATAATACTTCGAAGCAAATAACAGAAAGGTTGATTCTGTCAATATCATTTTTTATTATGCGTCAGCTACGATTGCATCTTCAACTGCAGTATCGCCTGTAACACCCAAGTCGCCAGCAGCAACTGCGGTTACTTTCATTGGTACTAGGCATTCAGCGTGATGACGTCCACCAGCAGTCCAGTATGTCCACCAACCTGGGCCAGTGATACCTTTTGCACGGTTGCCAGCAATACCAGCCTCTGTAAGGTCAACAAAAATTGCGTTATCTCTGTCGTTTGATTTGTTTGTGTTAGCCGCAGCATCTTCTAACCATTTTGGTACGGAAGCTAATGCGTCTGTTTTTCCCCATAGTGCCATTTGTAGTTCTCCTTGAAAGGTAGGGTTTTAATAGTATTATTATTTATTCTTTTTAAGATCGCTTAATCTAGCATCGGCAGCATCTGAACGATCTTGGGCATTGCGTATACGTTCTGCTCTTTTAGCAACAGCTTCACGCTTTTTAGCCATTTTTTCAGCTCTATCACCGGCCTTGTCTTGTTTGGCAGCTTTAGTACCTCGGAAGCTTCCTTGCTTAGTAGTAACAGCCCGTTTAGCTCCTTTACCCGCGAGGCGTGCCGTACCAATTACAGCCTTAGCACCTAACTTCACTGCGCCACCAATAGCTTTACCAATAAACTCGTTAAGCTCTTCTTCAGTCATATTTTCAATGATAGCAGGATCAATATTGTTTTCGTTAATATAGTCAGCACACAATTGGTTGATATTAGACTCGTCAAGTTCGACTGCTTCGCCACGTAATTGAGCTAACGATCTCTGAGTAGAAGTCATTGTACGTACTGGTTTTTTACGGCCAGTCTTTGTACGACCCATAGCTGCGTTATGCTCTGCATCTTTAGCACGTTGAACTTTAAGGAAGTCAGGCTTTATCTTTGGTGCGCCTTTTCTACGAGGTGCTTCATCTAGTTCAACTTCTTCAGTTGCCGCAACTTTTGCTCCAGCAATCTTTTTAAGAGAAGAACCTGATGCTTTTTTATGGTCAGGACCAAAGCCACGAAGCTTAATAGGTGCTTCATCTAGTTCAACCGACTCAGAAGCGTCTTTAAAGTCTTGGTCAGTAGGAGCACCTTTAGATCCTGGCTTCTTCATCTTTTCGCCGGAACCATTTTTGATGCGCTTGCGTTTAGCATGGATATTATCCCAAAGTCCAGCTTCTTTAACTGTCTTCTTACTAGCGTTAACCGTTCCGCAACTGCCTTCATCAACGTCGTGTTGACCACCGCAGTGTTCGCAATCTGGACCGCATCCACATTTACCATCAGCATCAATTTTATTATCGCAGCAGCTACAATTTTCTTCGTTTAATTGTGCTTCTGTTATGTGAGTTGTAAACCGTTTCATATCTTGACCTTTAATTTATATTTACTGTTATTTATAAAAAACAATTACCATTTAACCTTGTCAGCCCAATAAGCTGCAGACATTTTACCCTTAGCAATATTTTTACCGTGACGTGCTTTAAACGATTTGCGCTTAGCTTTCATCTTATCAGACTCACCTTTTTTAGGATCGCCCGCAGTTGAAGCACCTTGCTCACCAAAGCGAATAGTTTTTACCTTATCACCATCTTTAGCAACAACGATATGGCTTTTAGTTGAATGCGAAGGAGTCCCCTTAGCTTTATTAAAACCTGCTACCCCAGCTCTTTTTAAACGTGGATCTTTTTCTTCTGATACATTATGAGCTACTTTATGAGTAATTTCAGTATCTCTTTTTACATGGTTCATACCAGTTTTCTTGCTATTATAAGTGTCTTTATTGAAATCACCTTTCATTTTATATACACTGTATTTTCTGCCCGGAAATTCTTTCTTTAACGCCTTAGCGCCTTTAGTAGCATCTTCCGGAGTTTTATATGCTGCACCTCCATATTCACCTTTTTGACCACCAAGTTTAGTACCAAATCTTTTATCCATTGGATCAGTTGAACCATGTTTTACGTTTTGTTTTGCTCGATTAGCGCCAGCATCATAGGATCTCGTATGTCCGATAGTATATAATTCACTAATATATGTTTTAAAGTTTTTCATCTGATATCTCTCTAATCATCGTAGTGTTTGTCATTATCGTGTTGACTATGAACTTTAAAATGATGCACGTTATATCCATCTTTTGTTTTGTGAGTTTTAACATGTTTTAATTTAGTGCCTGATGGAAGTACTGTTTCTTTTTCACTTGAGCCTTCGGATTTAGAACCTTTTCCATCTATGTGAACAGCTTTAGTTTTTTTATGAGCATGAATTACGACAACATGTCCGCTTCCAAACTCTGCTGCTGATTTATGATCATGCGATGTAGACATATGGGCTGGACTGTGAATTACACCGCCTTTACTCTTTTTAGCAGCTGCACCAAAATCGTGATGCGAACCGTGATACAAAGTTATTTTCTTACCAAGAGGTTTAGCATGCTTATGGATCGTATGATGAACATGCGCTTCGCTCTCGTGGATTTTGTTCAGCTCTTTATCATCAGGAAAATGACGATGATCGTCCATATGCGAATGTTTTTTACCCATGATCTTGTGAGTATATGCTGCGCCCTTACTATAACCGTGGCCTTTGCCTTCTTTATGGCTTTCTATTAAATGTTCATTCATATCTGTAGAGTTACGTTTAAAATGATCGAAAGCTTTTGCTTCGTGATGATCTTTATGCGCGCCAGCAGAATGAGATGATAGATGTGCACCATGATCTTCTTTATTATGACCAGCAGCATGCTCGGCTAAAGTCTTTTCGTGGTCTGCTTTACCACCAAAAAATTTTTTTAGTATAGATTCATTAGTATCTTTTTTCTTTTCTTTTTCTTTTTTCCTGGGGAATGAAGTATCATGATCAATAAAAACGTTTCCATTTTTATCTTTACCAAACCCAGGTGTAGGCTTATCTTCTTGTTCTGCTATATGCTGTTTAAATCTTATCATATTTTTACCACGTTGTTTAGGGGTTTAAAGTTTTTCATCTCAGTATTCCTTAATCTTTTTCTCAATAGCAGACATAATCTTATTATGAGTTTTGCTTAAGTATCTATCTTTTCTAAGACGAGCTAATGCCAATCTCGTATCAGCGGAATATTTCTTTTGAAAGTCAGCCGGTCGTGTATCAATATCCTGTACGTTAGCAAGACGATCCGCAAGTTTAACTACTAATGCCCAGCTTGACATCTTGGCCATTTTACCAGCAATATATTCGCCTTTACCAATAGCGTCTGATGCTGCTTTATCTGTAGTTAATTGTTGAACCATATCTGCTACTAACGCGCCAAATTGTTTAACTAAATCGGCATATGTAGTATCAGTGTCTTCTAATGTATCATGTAAATAAGCTGCTTGGATCATAGCAGTAAGGTTATTTGATTTCTTAAACTTCTGTACAAAACGCGCAACTTCTTTAGGATGGTCGATATATTCTCCACCGCTTTTTCTAAATTGCCCTTTATGTGCTGCGGTTGCAACTCG